AAAGGTCAAATGGTTATGGCACATTATAAATGGATTAAATCTGTCTTAACTCAAATGAAGTTCGTTAAAGATGTTATTAAAGGTTATAAATATCTTGATGAAGCATTAGAGTTTGCAAAAGAAAGTGATTTAAATATTAATGACGCTGAAATCATTAGGACTAATAGTACAGGACTAATAATGTACAATCCTAAAAATGCCGCTGAAATGTTAAAGTCAATGAAGAATAAATCTCAATCAAGAGAACAAAAGATTTTGGCACGTCAAATATACGATCAACAACAAGCGAAATAACTCCTTTACATTTAAGGGATAATATGTCATTATCCCTTTTATGGACAAATCAATAGAAAGAAATAAACAGTTCAAAATCAAGTACACTAAAAATGATGGCGAAGAAGTTAGACGTTTCGGCATTGTTAATGATGATTGTCGTGGACTTGGGAATAGACAAAAAGACAATCGCCCTTTTTTACATTACTATGATCTAGATAAAAAAGGATATCGATACGCAACTAATTGGGAAATACTATGAGTGATATGAAACATAAAAGAACAAATCCTTTTAGTCAGCAATCTGAATTGTTAACACTTGAAGAAGCAAAGTTATACGACAAGGTTAAACAAGATGAGAAGGACGAGAACTATGAGGATATGCAAAAGGGGTTGGATAAGTTTAGCAGATTAAATGTTAAAGCTTATATGACTTTGTTAGACTAATGAACGCAATAACAATAGCTTTTATAATCGGTGTAATCTCAATCATATGCATTGGCATATGGTTGATGAAAGGCACAATTGATTTTATTGCAGAACGCAATGAACAATATCGAAAGGATAAAAGATATGACAGATAAATCTCAACAATGGATATGGTTTATTAATAAAGAAAAACCTAAAAGAATACATAGAACTTTTTTAGGAACTTTCCTTAAAGATATTAATAAAGGTTTAACTACAAGAAATACAAGTATTCAAGGCGCAAAAAAATGTGTGTTCTTAACTCGTATGGATTTTAGAAAACCTTATATTTTCTTTTGTACTTATCTTGACGCAAGAAAATGGAAGAAGAACAGATGAAATATTGCCAAGGTCCAAGATGCCACGAGTATAAAACAAAGGACAGGATAAGAGGACATAAAGGCGATAAGCATTATGAAACGCGCAAGCGTTCTTCATTCTATTATCTTGGTGGCAATGCCTGTTCAATGACTTGCGAACGTGATTGGTATAATACATTTGGCGCGTTGGCTCTCAGACATTTCGGTATGATACACGAACCTAAAAGAACTGACGCAAGTGGCGCATGGTATAAGACCTATGATTGGCGACGTAATGGTAATGATCGTCATTACTTTGCTAATGATTTACTTGGCGAACGCAGACCAATTACACAAGCACAATACAATGATGAAAGTTTCGTTCGTCCATAACGAATGGTCAACGCGCTAACGCGCGTTGGCTCTTGGTCCTCCCGCCTAACGGCGGGCTGGACCCTGCACCATGGACCATGATTCAATAGAGGTACCAAACCCGATCTCAAACTCCAACAGCAGCAATGACCCATACCCCCTTTTTTTAAAAAGGGGTCCCACTACTTTAGGTAGAATTGCTTGATTTAGAGTGTCAAGGCTGTTAAAAACTTATTGAACATTATATTGTAATGCAAAAAATTTTATAAAATTTTTATATGAATTTAAATGTAGATATCAGCAGCTTACCCGCACACATTCGAAGGACTTACAAACAACTTCAAGTCTTGCATGCTGAAAAACAAATCCAAAATAAAGCTAAAAATGATTTTTTATCTTTTGTAAAGTGTGTGTGGCCTGATTTTATTGAAGGATCCCATCATCGACATGTTGCAAAAAAATTTAATGATTTATCAACTGGTAAACTTAAGCGTTTAATCGTGAATATGCCTCCGCGGCATACTAAGTCAGAATTTGCATCCTATCTTCTTCCCGCGTGGATGGTGGGCCGTAATCCAAAACTCAAGATCATTCAAGCAACCCACACAGGCGAACTCGCTATTAAGTTTGGTCGTAAGGCCAAGCATCTTATTGATTCGGAAGAATATCATAAAATTTTCGATACAAGACTACAGGAAGATAGCAAGGCCGCAGGTAGGTGGGAAACAGCACAGGGCGGCGAGTACTTCGCGGCCGGAGTCGGCGGTGCAATCACCGGACGGGGTGCTGACCTATTAATTATTGACGATCCGCATTCTGAACAAGACGCCATGTCTCCGAGTGCTCTGGAGAGCGCCTATGAATGGTACACTTCAGGACCACGACAACGTCTTCAACCAGGCGCCTCAATCGTTTTGGTTATGACTCGTTGGTCGACTAAAGATTTAACAGCGATGCTTTTAAAAGCTCAAAAAGAAGTGAAGGGTGATCAGTGGACCGTGGTCGAATTTCCAGCAATCTTGGACCACGGACCAGTGTGGCCTGAGTACTGGAGCCTGGAGGAACTGGAAAAAGTTAAAGCGACCCTACCGGTTGCCAAATGGAACGCGCAGTTCATGCAGAACCCGACATCCGAAGAAGGTGCCATTATTAAACGTGAATGGTGGCGTGGCTGGGAGCAAGACTGGATCCCGCCATTACAGCATGTGATTCAATCTTATGATACCGCCTACATGAAAAAGGAAACGGCCGATTATAGCGCCATCACGACCTGGGGCGTCTTTAAGCCCTCGGAGGACGAGCCGGTGAACCTGATCCTGCTGGATGCCATTAAAGGACGGTACGAGTTCCCGGAATTAAGGCGTTTGGCTCTCGAGCAGTATAAATACTGGAACCCCGAGACGGTCATCATCGAAGCCAAGGCATCTGGTCTACCTCTGACCTACGAGTTGAGGCAGATGGATATTCCAGTTAGTAACTTTACACCTAGCAAAGGAAATGATAAGCATGTAAGAGTAAATGCATGCGCACCGCTTTTCGAGTCTGGAATGATATGGGCGCCAGATCAGAAATTTGCGGAAGAGGTTATTGAGGAATGTGCGGCATTTCCGTACGGAGATCATGACGATTTGGTCGATTCGATGACCCAGGCGGTCATGCGCTTCAGGCAGGGCGGATTCTTAACGCATCCCGAAGATTATATTTTACCGAAACAACAGCCCAGGAAAAATGAGTATTATTAAATGGGAATAATTACAAAAGGCATGGGAGCGATTATGAAAGGCGCTAAGAAGCGTAAAACCTTAACGATCAGTGGATCTATAAAGCCTAAACATCGTACAGTTATAATTAAGAAGCCTAGTAAGACTAAACTTGCCGACACGTGGCAGGGGAGACGTATTGATGCTATGAACCGTAAGATTAAAAAAAGTAGAGGTAGACTTGCCGAGGACTATGCTCAAGAAGCTTCGGATATTTATAAATCTAAAGCTCCTACCAAAAAACTTTATAAAAGTATTCAAAAGAAATTTCATGGATTAACTCCTGACCAACAATCTAAGATGTGGATGAAGAAAGCTAAACGAACACCTGGGAATATTCACTTTGACAAAAAGAAATTTGGAAAAAAATAATGTTTAAAAAAATATTAGAAGCTTTGCTTGAACTATTCGTTAAGACCAAGGGCCATCCGCCAGGAATGTACGAATTGAGAAAACTCAAAAACCAGGCTAAATCAATCGTGAAGCAAAGAGAAAAGACCGCTGCGTTTGATACTTTCAAACCTAAGGTGGTTAAAAAAGATCTCACGACAGCTGATGTTCTCAAAGGACCCGTAACCGTTGATGGTCCAAAAGGACCCAGAACTTGGGATTTATCCAAGACAAAGAAAAAAGGCGAAGTGGTTGATCTTTTTGCAAGCGAAAAGGAATTTAAGTCTGACCTATATTCTATACGTCGAAATCTTATAAAAAATGATCCTATGTTTAATCTTGAATTGGCCACTAAGTATAGAAACCCGGGAACCAGGACTTATGGCTGGACGCCAACGGGTGATTTCAGCAAACTTCATTCTCCTAAACAAAGACAAAAAATATTGG